CGTTATGCTACTCGTGGAAATGTTAGGGGATATACCTATAACGACGAAATGAAGGGACAAGCGATTTTACAGTTAACACAAATCGGATTACAGTTTGACGAAAGCAAGTCTGATAACCCATTCGCTTATTATACTGCGGCGGTTACTAATAGTTTTGTTCGAATTATTAACATCGAAAAACGAAATCAAAATATCAGAGACGACATCCTCGAAATGAACGGTATGAATCCAAGTTGGACCAGAATGAACAGCGGTCCTGACCCAAGTCAAAGAAAATATAACGGTGACGGTGGTGGCGATTGGGATTGATTTAAAGCCAAAGTGTATAAATAAAACTATATACTTTGGATTAAAATATGTTTATCTATAAAATTACTGTTATACCATTAAATCAAGTTTACATTGGATTAGACACAAAACCTTCTTATAAATTATCCAGATGGAAAGAACACTGCAAAGAAAGCCAAGGTCGATGTAAAACTAAACTTCACAAAGCTATGGCTCAATACGGCATTGAAAATTGCACTATAGAAGTTATTAAAGACAAGTTTGATTGTATCGGAAAATTAGCCTTGGCTGAAATAGAATTCATTAAAAAATTTGATTCATATAATAACGGCTTAAATTCTACTCCTGGAGGAGACGGGCTAGGCAAACACGAGTTATATTTATTAACAGAAGATGAGATATCTAAAATAAAATCGGCGTTGGGCGATAATTTCAGAAATTATAATAAAAATGTTAAGTGGGCGAATACTTCAGCAGAAGATAGAAAACTCATAACTAAACATTTAAATTCTCCAGAAATTATAAAAACTCGAACTGAAACCCTTCGTAAATTTTATAAATCAAACCCTGACGCAAAAAAGCATAAAGGGATTAAAATCAAAGAATGGCAGGAACAAAATCTAGAAAAAGTAAAAGAACAAAATAGAATAAATTCGGCTAAAGGTGCTGCTAAGGTTTCGAAGAAATTAAAGGTTGAACTCGAATCTGGTGAAGTGTTATACTATTCTAGTAAAAGTGAATTTCAAAGAAAAACTGGCCAGTGGGCAAAAACAGTAATAGATAAAACCAAATTAGGAATTTTTTATAATGGTTATAAAGCTTGGGAAATATAGATGAGCAATTTATTTAAAAAGGTCGCATCTTTTGGAGATATCCACTTTGGACTTAAAGGTGGTAGTAGAATTCATAATACAGATTGTGAAGAGTTTGTCAATTGGTTTTGCGATACTGCAAAACAAGAAGGATGCGAAACAGCTATCTTTCTAGGTGATTGGCATCACAATCGTGCTACAACTGACGTTAGCACAATGAATTACACTGTTAGTAATCTAGAAAGGTTAAACGCATCGTTTGAAAAAGTCTATTTCATTCTAGGCAATCACGATTTGTTTTATAAAGACAAGCGTGAGATCAACTCTGTTGAGTTTATGCGATTGTTTCCTAACATTGTACCGATCAAAGAACCGTTTACAGAAGGTGATGTAACTATACTTCCTTGGTTGGTAGCAGACGAATGGCAGCGTGTTCCTAAAATTAAAAGCCGTTATATGTTTGGGCATTTAGAATTACCTAGCTTCTATATGAACGCCATGGTACAGATGCCAGATCACGGACAGTTACAGCGTAATCACTTTGTAAATCAAGAATATGTGTTCACTGGGCACTTTCACAAGCGTCAACACAAAGGCAACATTGTCTATATCGGTAACGCATTTCCACACAACTATGCCGATAGCGGCGATGACGAAAGAGGTATGATGATCCTTGAATGGGGAGGTGTTCCTGAATATCGCACATGGCCCGGACAACCTACTTATCGTACATATAAACTGAGCCAAATCATCGACAATCCGGAAGGATTGTTGAAAGAAAAAATGCACTGTCGAGTTACAATTGATTTGCCCATCAGTTACGAAGAAGCAAACTTTATTAAAGAAACATTTATTCCCTTGTATAAATTGCGAGAATTAATGTTAATTCCAGAAAAAGTTGAGGTTGACTCGAACATATCGCCTATCGATATTAATTTTGAATCAGTCGATACCATTGTTATGAATCAAATCGAAGCTATTGATAGCGATAGCTTTGACAAATCTCTGTTGTTAGATATCTATAAAGAACTATGACAATTAAAATTAAAAATCTCACTGTTAAGAATTTTATGAGTGTTGGAAATCAAACTCAAGCAATTGAGAAAACTTAGACTTAGGTGGGGATGACAGCGGTGCTCGTAACGGTACTGGTAAAACTACTATTATCAATGGTCTCAGTTATGCTATTTTTGGACAAGCACTAACAAACATTAAAAGAGACAACTTAATCAATAAGATCAACAGTAAAGGCATGTTGGTTACTGTTACTTTTGAAAAAGACGGTATCGAATATCACATTGAACGTGGTCGTAAGCCCAATGTTCTAAAATTTAGTATTAACGGTCAAGAACAAGATCTAAAAGATCTCGACGAAAGTCAAGGAGATAGCAGAGAAACTCAAAAAGCAATTGAAGAAATGATTGGTATGAGTCACGAAATGTTCAAACATCTTGTGGCATTAAACACTTATACTGAACCGTTTCTTTCAATGAAAGCTGCTGATCAACGCAGCATTATTGAACAATTGTTAGGAATCACTATCTTAAGTGAAAAAGCAGAGTCGTTGAAAGAACAGATTAAGTTTACTAAAGATGCTATTACCACAGAAAACACAAAGATAGAAACAATTAAAGCCAGTAACACTCGTATTCAAGAAAGCATTGATGCACTCGAAAGAAAACAAAGATTGTGGGAAACTACTAAGCAAACTGAAATTCAAGATTTAGAAACTAGCATTACCCATTTAGAAAAAATCAACATCGACGAAGAGATCGAAGCGCATAAATGTTGGGAAGCTTATAGCAAAAAGAAACAGCGTAAAGAAGAAGCTGAACGCTGGATTGCTAAGATTACAGCTGAAAATCAAAAATACGAAAAAACTCTAGAGCGTTTAGAAAAAGAGATTGCAAGTCTTCAAGATCACAAATGTTACGCTTGTGGTCAAGATGTTCACGATCAAAAGCAAGAAGAAATCTTGGCTCAAAAAGAAGAATTAATGAAAGAAACTGCTCTACAGATGCTGGCAAACAACACACAAGAAGAAGAACATCGGGCTGTATTATCGGAAATCGGTGTATTAGAACAGTGCCCAGTAACACAATATGACAAAATTGAAGAAGCATATAATCATCGGAGTACTGTCGAAAGTTTGCAAAAAGAATTAGCAGGCAAACTATCTCAAACTAATCCTTACAGTGAACAAATTACAGAGTTGAAGAACACAGCACTACAAGAAATTACTTGGGACACAGTTAATGAATTAACAAGAATTAAAGATCATCAAGAATTTCTATATAAGTTGCTAACAAATAAGGATAGTTTTGTACGTAAACGCATTATTGATCAAAACCTAGCGTTCTTAAATCAACGACTAACCTACTATCTTGATAAAATTGGACTTCCGCACATTGTAGAATTCCAAAACGATCTCAGTGTTGTTATCACACAATTAGGCCAAGATTTAGATTTTGATAATCTAAGTCGCGGCGAACGCAACAGATTAATTCTATCGTTAAGTTGGGCGTTCCGTGATGTATGGGAAAATCTTTACGATAATATCAACTTGTTGTTTATCGATGAGCTAGTTGACAGCGGTATGGATTCAAGCGGTGTTGAATCAAGTATTGCTGTACTAAAGAAAATGACTCGTGAACGTGACAAAAATGTATTCCTAATTAGTCATCGCGATGATTTAGTAAGCCGTGTAAATCAAGTTCTTAAAGTTGTTAAAGAAAATGGATTTACCAGCTACTCAAATGATGTGGAAATTGTAGCATGAGCACAGAATCTCACGACAAAATGATTGCAGCATTTCAAGAATACTTTAAATGGCAGGATAGATTTTATCACAGGAACTCCGACGAGGCAGGAATTAAGGCACGCAACGCACTTTCAATTATTAGAGATCAGGCATCGATAAGGCGAAAAGAAATTCAGGCATTGAGAAAAGAACGCAGAAAATTAAGAG